ATCTGAAATACAACCGAAACGGATCGTTTATTTTGCGGAGCCTCCTTAGAGTATGGTTATATTGGTAATGACTACATTAGCAATGTGAAAAGTGCGAAGCTAATCATACGGTACGCAGACACAACTAAAAAATAATACCCCCTACCGGCTGTCACTGACATTATCAAAATAGGATAGGGGGGGTAGGCTGATTTCCAGTGCCAGTGGGGAAAAACCTGTGACCGAAAAGTGGGGGCAGCGCACTGATTTCGATTTTCGATTCACCACACACCGATGATACTTAGGTTTCAATTCAGAATGAAACTTCATAAAGGCCGATATAAAGGGGAATCCATACAACTATAATATGGATTCCGGCACTAAAGACAAAATCAACCCATGGGACCAGCTAGAGGGGGAGAAGCCTAGAGACTATCAGCGGTTTTTGGATTATTTATCACTGGGCCCAGCCCGAACCGTCCGACGGTTAATCGAGCGTTACGAGAGCGAGGGAAAAAAGGCTTTTTCAGTCTCCCTCTATGCAAAACTCTCAATGCGGTATGACTGGGTCGAGCGAGCCCGCGCCTATGACTACACCGAGCTATCAGCGCGACTGGAAGATCGCACACAAGCCCGGGAGCTAGCGCGTCAAGTGCTAGTTGATTCTGCGGCTGAAACAGCCGGGATCTTAGTTGCCCTCCGCGATGGTCAAATGGACCGGGGAGACACCGAGCCTGTCTTGGATCGCCATGGTGATGTAACTGGTGAGCGCAGTGTAGTACCACCTGCAACGCGGCTAGCTAGTGCTAAAGAAATCCTTAGCCTGGCTGGGCTAACCCCACCTAAGCGGATTGAGTTGACCGGCAAAGACGGCGAAGAATTGAAATTACGCGCCAGGGTGGCGGTATCCGACCTATCCACTGAGCAGATCGGCGCACTGCTAGCCACCTTTGGTGGGGACGGAGACAACAATGGTCAGTCTGACGGCTGACATCCCGTCAGACGGCCCCAAACGGCCTATAGACCGCTCCGAGGCTATCGACGTCTTAACCTCCTTACCTCAGGCCGAGGTACGGTCAGCGTTAGAATACGAGCTGTGCAAGCGCGATCTAGGGCAATTTGCACGGCGTTCTTGGCACGTCCTACACCCCAAAACTGAACCCCTGCAATGGAATTGGCACCATGATGCTATCGCGGATCACCTGCAAGCGCTGTGGGACCGCGAGTTCTATCGCCTCTTAATCTGTGTCCCTCCCGGAAGTTCGAAATCAATATTGGCTTCCGTGGATTTCCCATCGTGGGTATGGGTAGATCAGCCAGAGACCACGTTTTTGGTCGCCTCCGCCACCGATGGAGTGGTTAACCGCGACTCCAGCAGACACCGTGCGCTAGTCACCTCTGATTGGTACCGCCAAACCTTCCTTCCACGCTGGAAAATTGATCAATCACAGGATGCAAAAGGAGATTGGGCTAATACAGCCGGTGGTATCCGCTACAGCAAAACTCCCGGTAAATCATTTATCGGTCTTCGCGCCCAAGTGTTAATCGGTGACGACATTATTGATGCGAGTAAAGCCTATAGTGATAAAGCCCAGCTTGACACTATCAATCAGTGGCGCGACACGACCTTTTCCACGCGTAAATCCGGGCCGGAAGCGATCGAGTTATACATCCAGCAGAGGCTGAATACTAATGATCCCGTGGGCCACGTGCGTAGCAAAGAATACGGGGATTGGGTCTACCTATCGATCCCCATGGAGTACGAACCTAAAAAAACGTTTTCCTCCCCTATCGGATGGGCTGACCCACGCAAAACGAAAGGCGAGCTACTCCACCCCGAGCGGGTCTCAGAAAAACAATTAAAAGTGATCAAGGAGGATCTCGGATCCTGGGCTTACTCGGCTCAGTATCAGCAGGATCCCGCACCGGAAGTCGGCTCTATATTCAAGCGCGATTATTTTAATTACTACCTTGGAAAAGATCGGCCCGACTTTAATTACTTAATTGCAAGTTGCGACTTTAACGACCTCAAATCAGCCAAGGCAACCAGAAATACCGATCCAGCCTGCATTCAGGTTTGGGGAGTACAAGGCAACCAATATTATTTGGTAGGCCAGCGCCGGGAGAAAATGGGGTTATCGGCCTCCATACGCGCCATTAAAGATCTACGTGAACGTTACGTGGAAATGAAACTCACTCGTATTCTAATCGAGGCTCAGAGCAACGGTCGGTCAGTGATAAAAGCACTAGAAAATGAAATTCCGGGAATAACCCCGGTGAAGGTGCAAGGCGAGTCAAAGGTCCAGCGCGCTACGGCCATTACGCCAGTAGTAGAGGCCGGTAGAGTCTGGATACCGGACCCTGAAGAATATCCGTGGGTCGCGTATTGGCTAAAGGCCGTAACGGGATTTCCCGGCCGACAGCACGATGAGGAGGTGGATTGTATGACGCAGGCCATTAACTACCTCGAGGGTAAAAAATCCAGGGGACCCAGGGTTATAATGTAGGTGCGACAATGAGTATACTATCAAAAATTTTTGGATCGAAATCCACCAAGACCAAGGCTGCAACCTCGGATATGTCAGCGTTTTCCCTAGTGCTCGCACCCGATGGTTATTTGTTGCCGTCTATATCGTTTTCGGACACTGACCTAGAGCGACTCGCCACGGCTGCGGTGTGGAGCTATGTAGCGATCAAGCACAATAGCGCGTCAATGGCAGCCCTACCGGCCGTAGTGCAGCAATTAGAACATGGACAATGGAAGAAAATCCCGGATCATCCTCTTTACGACCTAATCCGCGATCCGCTGGGGCCATCAAAGAGAACGCAGTTTTGGTCGTGGTCCCATCTGCTCGAGCTGGTGATGATGCACCGTTATTTGTGCGGTAACGCTTACCTCGTGCCCGCTGCCAGGGCCACCGGAGATCGTATTTTAGCACTCTATCCACTACTGCAGCCCCATAGCATGAAAGCCAAAGAAGATCAGACGGGAGAACCCGAGTATTACACATACAGGGGCAAAAGATACGAGACAAATCAAATTGTTAATGTGATGGCTCCGTCCCCTGGCTCGTTCTGGCGCGGATTAGCACCCATTAAAGCCGCGCTTAATGATATCACTACCAGTGCTTATGCCTCCGAAAGACAAAAATACGATCTGAAAAACAGAATCGGTGCGGGAACGATAATCACGGTTAATGATCCGTACGGCACTGGGTTTCAGGATAGCCAATTAACCGATTTAGAAAACAAAATAAAAGAAAAGTTCTCCTCTGTGACTAATCAGGGCGATCCTATCGCGCTATCCGACGCAACAGTGGACCTAAAAGCGCCCCCTACCGCGGGTGATTTACAATACTTTGACACACTAAAATGGAACAGAGATAACATGCTAGCCGTGCTAGGCATGCCTCCGCCTATCGCCGGGGTTTTAGATAATGCGATTTTAAGTAATTTCAAAGTCGCGACTAGAATTCACTGGACGTCTTTTCTATTCCCGATTCTCAACTCTGTCTATTCATCGATCAATAGCCAATTGATCCACCGAGTCTACGGGGACAATGTCCGTCTGTGGTATGATTTTTCTGATTCTGACATCGCACTAGCTCTTTTCGAGCAACGATTAGACGTTGCTCTGAAATTGCAGAAACTCGGCTACTCGACCAATGACATAAACGATCGCATGAGACTGGAAATGCCCGATAGACCGGAGCTTGCTATTGTCAATACGCAACTAGTGCAAGCGGGTAGGCTAGATGAACTGCGAGAGCTACTCGCGGTTAGGTCGGGCGAGGCCGACTAGCAGAAAGAACAATATAACTATAATATAGGTCTTTTTTGATCATGACTGACTCCAATCCTGTACACCCCGCCACAATCTACGGCCTGCGCGGCTACGCTGCCGTTTTTGGCCCACCCGCTGACTCCGACGGAGACATTATCGAACAAGGTGCATTTACTCGCACTCTGGCATTATCCGCGCAGCTACCCCTATTTTACGGCCATGCCAACCTAATCGGTCCATGGGCAATGCCAATCGGGGTGGCTACGCGGATCTATCAAGATGATTGGGGACTTTATTTTACTGCTCAATTGGCGACTACTTCCGAAGCTGCGGAAGTCATGACAAATATCGAACTAGGATCGATTAACGGCATGTCATTTACCTATGACGTGGTACGCAGCTACGAGCGCAACGGAATCACCTACCTAACCGACTTAGAGCTGTACGAGCTTAGCCCAGTGGTCTACCCAGCTAATCCGGCAACTCGAGTCGAATTATACGAACTGACCCAACCACAAGAAACCGAGCCCGTATCGGACTCAGAGACCGATACGGACGACATCCTAGCGGCGCTGCAATCTGCAGTCGCCAATATTTCAGGGGGACACTAATGCACAACAAGGCTAAGGCGACGGATATGGCGCCGCAAATTAAGAGCGAGATTGAGAGTCTGGCGACTCAGGTCAAGAGCGCTACCGAGGATATCCAGGCAAATACAGACAAGCAGGTATCGGGCGTCAAGGCATCCGTGGATGCAGTTGTAACCCGCGTGGATGCCGTTGAGGGTGAGATCAATAATCTCAAGTCCGCGAACGATAACCACAAGCCGGTTGAACTCCCGGAAGAGTTGAGCAACCTCCCTACCGAGGTAAAGAGCCTGGGGACCCGGATTGATGGACTGGAAGCCGGATCGCTGCGTCCTGCCAATGATAATCACAATACCAGCCCGGTAGCTGAGACTATCGAGCATGACGCGTATCAGGCTTGGGCTGACGCCGGCTACAAGCGTGGTACGTCCACTGGTCAGATCAAGTGCAAGAGCCTGACTGCGCCTTTCCCGAAGGGGGCGAAGGCTGCGAAGGCTGCGGAGGTACTAGGTGACGCGGAGCTGGGCGACCTGGCTACGCCGTTTTACCGGCCGGGGGTGGTAGAGGCCGCACTGCAGCCCAACGGTCTTTATCAGGTGGTGCAGCGAGTGCCCGCTATCGTCGGCGATACGTATAAATACCTCAAGGAATCGGCACAGTCCGGCTACGGCACAATCCGCACTACGCTAGCCTCGGCCGTAGACGGAGACCCTACTGCAGTCAATGAGTGTGTCGTAACGGACGTGGAGGGAATCGAAGCTGGAATGTGGATTAGATTCCACCTGACTTCTTCGACTCCGCGCAAAAAGATTACTGCGGTAACTACGGGGACTTCTACTCTTACTTTTGCCACCGACGACCTTGATTTTGATGCTGATTCTGGGACTGCGGTGACCATTGAGACTCTCGGCGCTACGGCCGAGGAATCGACCAAGCCCGCCGGGTATCTGGCCGTGTCAGAACAGACTGCCAATCTCAAGACCTTGGCGTCTTATGTCGTGATTACTCGGCAGCGGTTGGCCTCCAGCCCTGGCCTCGCGAGCTGGGTCGAGGGGAAGCTGAGCAACCGTATTGCCCGCACTCTGGATTGGCACCTTATTTATGGTGACTCCAGTGAAACTGGTCAGCTTGATGGCTTCAAGGTCAATTGCACTGAGGTGGATTGGTCCGATGGTACCGTGGGCGATACCAAGGCTGACGCAGTTGTGCGAGCGAGTTATGAGATTCCCGCGGATGACCAGCTTTACGCGTGCATGCATCGCACTGACTGGATTGACATTGTAACTGCCAAGACCAGCTCTAGCGGCGCGTATCTCCATGACGCCCTTGGTCCGGTGGCGATCATAAATCGGCCGGGTTACCGCGCTATCGGCGGGATCCAAGTGGTGCTGAGCGATGCTTGCTACGCTGGCGATGCCGTGGTTTTCTCGCCGGAAGCCTCCGAGTTAGTTTCCAACGGCTCGGCGAGCATGGACTGGGGTTATACCGCCACGCAATTCGTGGATAACAAAATCACTGCTTTGTATGAAGAAATGCTAGCCCATGCAGTGGTTAACCCGGATCTAGCGCGCTTTGTCGATTTCGACTCCGCGCCGTCCTGATTCGGGTAGAGATTGAAACAAACAAATAAACAAACAAACGTAGAGCCTGATAATGCAAGTACCTCACTGGCTACACCCCGCATACGCCGAGTATATCGGGGTAGCGAAAAAGCGGAAAGCGCCTACTGACACTGTTATTCTGACATCCGATGTGTGGCTGTCCGGGGAAAAACACAAGGTGGGCGAACGGCTCCAACGGCCTCCACACGTAGTGGCTGAATTAGTGCGAGTCGGGAAGGGTAACCGCCCGGGGGACACGCAACCGTCAACCCCGTCGGTGCCAGCTAATGACCCAGAGGTGTCTAGGGGGGACTCTGGCGAGGCTGTCACCGACGGGCGAGACATTAACGACTCGGGTACGGGTACCACCTCTACGGCCTCCACCTCGGTACCCGCTACCCGATATTCTACCAATCGTCGTCAGCGCGGTAAAAAGCGCAAAAAGACGAAGGTAAATCAATAGTGGCCACAGCGGTATCTACATACACTTGGGCGGAGTACAAAACAGATATTAAATCGTATCTCGGCATTAGTGGTGATGACGAAGACACCGAGCTAACTGTTTGGTTAACCGCTGCAGCCGAAGATTTCGACGATTTCACTAATAACACTTTTGTAGATGATGCTGGCGAGGATATCACTCACCCGACGAAAGTGTGGTTGGGCATCGCGGAATGGGTGAGAGCCGCGCGCGAGCGTCACCAGTGGACGGTGTCCAGCGGGATCAAAAGCGTACGCACCGGGGCCCTATCGGAGAGCTACGGTGATCGCACTCAGGCTATCGCGCTAGCTCGCGCTGCAGCCTATCCGTGGTGGGTTACGTACGTTACCGATGTTTCTACGCTTGGCTGAGCCTGAGCTTGAAACTGAAATTGAAATAAACAAACGATGAGAATCAGAATCACAGCAGATTGCCGCTATCGCGGGCAAACCCTCCTGACCGGCTTGATCACCGATCTACCTGGTTGCGATGCCGCGCAAATGATGGATCTCGGCTACGCTGAGTTACCGCACGACCACCCCTACCCAGGCTATCCTGATAATACTGAATCCCCGAATTGGCCTGAGGATAGTGGGCCGGTAGACGATTTCCAAGATGAGTAAAGACGTAAAGGATATCGATCACGGATGGAAGGATATTACCGACGTGGTAGTAGACCTGGACGGCGCCAACGTCCGCTCTGGTTTGCTTTCGGCTAAACCTCGTTATCCCAGCAAAGGGAAAACGCAAGTAGCCAAGGTGGGTATGATCCATGGATTCGCGAAAATCATGGGTCGTGTTTACGATGCAAACGAAACTGATATTGACAAAAAGCTAGCGAAAATACATCGAAAGATATTAAAACACCCGGAAAGAAACCCATACGAGCTACTCGCGGATACGTTAGCGATCCCCTTACGCGATCTGTACCGCGAGGCGATCACAGCCGAGGGATTAGTAGACACTGGTTTGCTCAGGGACACAATTAGGGGCACGTCCTACGCCAGTGGTAAATGGAAAGCTGGCGACAATCCTAAGACTAGTGACTAATTATGCTAGGTATGACGACCATAACAGTTACTCCGCATTCAGGGTCGTGGGCAGAAGGGGATTACTCCATTGTTGCTGGTGACTCTTACACGGTGCGCGCTAGCGTCCAGTCGGCGTCAGCACGCACCCTACAAATGCTAGACGAAGGCGCCAGAACGAGCATCAAATACGTAATGTACGTCAGTGGAGTAGCACCAATTCTCAAAACAACTGACCTGTCCGCGTCGCCCAGAACCCCGGCGGATAGAGTGACTTATAATGGTAAAACGTATTTGGTAGCTGAATCCGAGGATTTTTCGTGCCACAATACTGGACTATCCCACAGACAATACCTGCTACTCGAGGAAAGTGAAAGCTAGTGGACGCGTCAACGGCTAGATCATACGTCAGGGCATGGTTAGAGACTGCACTACCAGCCGCTACGGTGATCTACGTCCAGCCTGCTACGGCCGACGCGCCCAGACCATCATTGCCTTACGTGACGATAGAGTGGACCACTGATATCGCCATGTCTGCTACTCCTTACGAGGCTACCACGGATACTGAGGTTGCCCGTGCTGACCCAGATAGTCTGTTTGAGGCCAAAATAGAACAAACAAGAAGGGGCACGTGTAACCTAACGTATTATGGCAATGATGCACTAGATTCGCTGGTACTACTCCACACATCGCTGAGGCTCCCAGCCATAAGGGAGCTAACCAGGGACCGCGGTATTTCGATCATAAGAGCTGGGGAGATCACGGACACCACGGATATGAGATCTACGCAGTGGGAACCCGCGGCTAGCGTAGACTACTGGGTCTACTACTCCACACTAACGACCTACGACGGGGGAGCTATCGACACTGTTGATACGACTCTGACGTTAACCTAAGACACGAGTAACGGCTGCTAGAGCGTTTCTAGCGGTTTTTCAGGGGGGACAAAATGGCGACAAACAATGCTGATATCACCGTCAGTGTGGTGGGTAACGCTGGGCAGGTGAGCCGGACCAATTTTGGTCGTATTTTGCTGGCTACGGCAGCGGTAGAGGCCACTTTCGATGATACCTACCGCGTGTACCAGAGTAACAATGAGGCTCAGAACGACGACGATTTGTCGACGTCTACCAAGTCGGCTATCGCTACCTACTACTCCCAGACTACGCATCCCACGGATATTATCGTCGGTGAAGTAGAATATGAGAGCGCTGGCGACGAGCTGAAAGACAGCCTTACCTCTATCGAAACTGCGATGGACAGCGCTGGGGTAGAGCAGTTTTACGGCATCGCGTGCATGAGTCGCGCTGATGCCGACGTGCAAGCGGTGTGTGAGTGGGCTGCGGCCAATAACCGATTGGCCCTGGCCCAAACCAGCGCCGCGGCTGTAGCTGCGGCTACTGGGGGTAACGTGTTTGAGACTCTTAACACAGCCTCTAACACGTCCGCCGGGATCTGGTACTCCACCGACACTGATTACGCCGATCTGGCCTGGCTCGCAAAGGGCTTATCCGCCGATCTGGAGACTACCTCTACCGTTTGGTACGACAAAACCCTTACGGGTATCAGTGTGGATAACGGTGAGGTAGATAGCACCGAGAAAGGGAATATTGAAGGCTACAACGGCAATCACTACCTGACTCTACTCTCCGTCGGAGCTACTGCGCCAGGGACCTGTTTTGATGGTACCTGGATCGACGAAAAAGTGTACAAGGATTTTGTCAAAGCGCGGGTAAAGGAGGGGATCGCTCAACTCAAATTGGATTTGTCCGAACGCAACAAAAAGATCCCTTACACTAATCCCGGTCTCGCAATGCTCGGCGGAGTAATCCGCAAAATTTACTCGCGCAGTGTTGGTGCTGGTCATGCCCAGGCGGATAGTCTGACTCTGTCTATCCCGGATATCAGCACTGTCTCGAGTGCATCTATTCTCGCGCGTGAGGCGACGATTAGCGCCACTTGGCTCCTGTCCGGTGGAGTCAAGGACGTGTCGGTTACCGTCGGTGTGCTCAACTATCAATAACAGCTAAACGGCCGTTAGGCACGCTCTAACGGCTGTCTCAGGGGGATAAACAAAATGGCTACTTACCACTGGAACCTGGCCGAGTGCAGCCTGACGGTCGCGGGTTACGGACCACTAAGTGAATTCGCTGACGGGGACGCAATCTCGATCAGCTTCTCCGAAGACGACTGGGCCATTACTCAGGGTCACAACGGCGCGGTAGTGCGCAGCAAAAAGCCCAATGCCATTGCTTCTGCTACCGTCATTATTTCTTACGGCTCCGCACACAACGACGTTCTGAGCGACATCTATAATAACGACAAAGCAACTGGATTAGGTACCGGATTTTTCAATTATTCCGACACTAACGGCCGGAGCCAAGCCTACGCTGAAACAAGTTGGATCACGAAAGCGCCGGACCTGGTAGGCAAGACGGAGCAAGACTCGGTCTCTTGGCCGATCACGCTATCCGGCGCTGAAATCCATATTGGCGGTAACCGCCTCGCCTAATCTCTAGGAGACTCAATCATGCCCTTGACCCCCCAACGCACCGAAATTAACGGACACGCGTACGAGACTGTACCTTTGTCCTTTGCCCGCGCCTTTGATCTCAAAGTAGAGCTAGTAGAGGTACTGTCGGAGCCCCTGGGTGACGCAGCCGGAGCTATTTTTGGCGATGATATCAGCCTGGACCCGGAGGCTGAAGTAGACATGGACAGCGTCAAAAGGGCCCTGGTCAGTGCTCCCCGCGCAATTGCCCGACACGGCGGATCGAAACTGGTCAGCAAAATACTCGCCCACACTACTTGGCTCAAGCTCGAAGGCGACAGAGAAGTTAGACTCGCCCTGTCCAATGACAAAGTATTATCGGAATTATTCGCTGGCGGTAATTGGGGAGAGTTGTATAAATTGCTCTACTACGTGCTACAGGTGAATTACTTTGGCCCTTTCGATCCTACCGACACCTTTGCCGAGCTTTGGCGCAAGGCGCAGAGCTGGCTAGAGACGAGGGAGAATCAGCAGACGAGCGCACCGAGCGAGCCGACCGAGAATCCCGCTTAGACGCTGTCATAACGGCGATCGAACCGTCTCTTCGTTACGGTTGGGCTTACAAAACAGTAATTTCAGGGGGACACTACGATCCGGTTACAGTACAGACCCAGTGGTCTCTGGCTGACGTGCTAGAGACAGCCCACCTAATCCGCGTCAATCATCTGCTAGAGAGCATATAATGGCTATCAAGGTCAGAGAGTTACTTACCAAGCTCACTTTCAAAAGTGACAAGGGGGAACTCCGAGCGACCAACAAACAAGTAGGCAAGAGCAAAAAGAAATTTTCCATTGCCGCGCGTGAGGCTCGCAAATTCAGACGCGAGATGAATAAGCTAGCAACCGCTGCCAAGACCGTCGCAGCCATTGCCATTGGTTCTCGCGTAATTAAATTTTTCACCTCAGATTTTACATCCGGAGCCGATGCCGCGGCGAAGCTGTCACAGGCGACCGGGGTCGCCTTGGAAACCTACCTCGGCCTATCCTACGCCATTGAGCGTTCTGGAGGTGACACGAGTAATTTGAACAAGGGCTTAACCCAGGTTGGTAAAAGAGCACTGGAAGCGTCACAGGGCCTAAAAACGCAACAACGTGCATTTGACGCGATCGGCGTGTCTGTCAAAGACGCAAGCGGCGAGCTAAAAAACCAAGATGAACTACTGTACGATCTAGCAGACGCCTTTTCCAGTATGCAAGACGGGTCCCGAAAGACCGCTCTTGCCATGATGCTCTTTGGCGATACTGGCGCCACCTTATTGCCATTGTTTAACGAGGGAGCCAAGGGCATTAAAGGCATGGTATCGGAGGCCAAGCGACTGGGCCTAGTGTTCTCCCCAGCGCAAGCGAAAGCAGCCGAAGAATACCAGGATCGGATGCTAGATGCTAAATCCGTCCTAATCGGGATACGCAATACCATTGCCAGTGCGATCATCCCTTACGTCACGGAGGCCGCTACCAGGTTCCGCGACTGGGCTACCACCGGAGACAACCTCCAGCATGCGCTGGCAATCGCAAAACGCGCTGCAAAGGCGCTATCCGTCGTTCTAGCCGCATTTGTGGCCCAAAAAATAGGTAAATACATTGCAAGTGTGGCCAGCGCTGCTAGTCGGGGAGCCGCAGCCCTGCGCTTGATGGGCATAGCCGGAGCCTGGGCACGCGTGAAAATGGGGATTCTGGTAGCGGCTATTTCAGGGATCGCTTGGGTCATTTATGAATTACATAAAATCGTATTAGGTCAAGATAGTGTACTCAAAAAATGGATAGGAGACCCCGCACAGATCGAATCCGTCAAGGCCATGGCCACGGAAATGTTCACAGCCCTAAACGAGCTATGGGCTGAGATCAAACCAGCGGTGATAGAACTCGGCAAAGCTCTACTGGAAACGCTGGTAGAGTTATGGGCTGCGCTCAAACCCATTATTCCCTATTTGATCCAGGGCCTTGCATTGGCAATCCGGCTGCTAGCGCCGATTCTCAAGTATTTTATTAAATTCAAAGTAATCATATTCAAGGCATTCATTTACCCACTGAAGCTAACGATTAAACTGTTCCAGTGGTTATACGATATTGCGTCGGACACGATCAATTGGTTTATCGACGGTTTCCGGGAATTCGGCGATTTAGTTGAAGACATTTTCAACTCCATGGGTATTGACGTGCGCTACTGGGCGCGCGTAGCCGTTTACGCGTTCAAAAAATTTCATCGCGCGGTCAAGTGGATATTCGATGCAATTCACACAACCATCAAATGGATCGCGGACACTCTTGGTGACGCCTTCGCGTTCGCGGCGAAGGTGGCAAAAGCCGCCTGGGAACCCTTGCGCGTCATGTTCGCAGATATCAAGGCCGCAATTAAATGGATCATCGAACAGACGGACAAGGTACTAGGCCGAGCAAAAAAACTGGGAGCGAAAAAGACAATCGAAGGCGCGCTGACCGGACAGGTCAATTTAACTGACGATGAGAAAAAAGCAATTAAACGACAAAATTCTAAGCTAGGGGGACTCAGCCGCGGCCTGGACAAGATCAATGTTGGCGGGATCAAGGTCACGGTAAATTCAGCCCCGAACATGGAGCCCGCAGAGTTGGAAAAACGAATTAAACGCTCAGCCTCCGAGGCTCTGCAAGAAACCATCAACCGGACGTATGGCGATCGCGCACCGGTGACCCCGTGAGTACATTTTTAATTGACATAGCGACTATGGATATCGGCTTTGAATTTGACGTGGACATAGCGGAGAAGTCTAATCTGTCCGTACAGTGGACAGAAAAGCCGGTGGAGTCGGGAGCTACGATTTCTGACTATGGTGTTCTCATGCCGCGGACCTACGAGGTGAGCGGTGTGGTAACTGCTTGGCCCTGGACCGGCTATGATGAGCAGCGAGTAATTAAAGCGCAAAGTGCGTTAGAAGACATAGCGAAGGCAAAACAGCCTATCACCCTGGTGTCTCGGTGGATAACGCAAGAGATAGTGATCGAAAATGTAACGATGGGTTACAAAGCGACCGACGGAGACCACCAAGAGCTGTCGGTTACGTGCCGTACGATCAACATACCGAAAAAGAAATCAGTACAGATACCAGCTAGTCAACTTAAGGAGTCGGTGAAAAAGAGGGCTGCGCCGAAAGGTAAGGGGGGCAAAGGAAACAGCGGGCAACCCGGAGACAAAGCAGATAAAGCATTTAATGATTTGAAAACTCAGATCCCATGGATTAGTTGATGCTTATTTTGCCTCCTACAGATTTAGACGAACAATACCCGATCCATGACTACCAGGTGGACCTAGAGGGGAGCGTATATCGGTACGTCCTGACCTACCGTGAGCGGCAAGAGAGCTGGTATTTGGATTTGTACGGTAGCGATGATAGCGCACTAATAATGGGTAAGAGATTGTCAATCAATTGGCCAATATTAACTGGCCATGTCAACGCCGGTTTGCCCCCTGGTCAGATACTTTTACTGGACTCTTCCGCTTCCGAAGCAGAGTGCAGTTACGCAGATCTAGGTAACCGCTGTTTGTTGGTCTACGTACCCGCAGACGAAATACCGGAAACGTCCACCACCTATACAGTGTCAGTCAGTTAACATGGTAGCTGCGCAACGCATAGTGCAAGTCAGAGTAGGGCCACCGGCCGGACCTGGTAGGCTATGGGATAACTCTACAGTGTACGCTGAATTCGAGGTTGAAAAAGTCGGAGGTAGAACCCCAAACAAAGCGAAAGTGTCATTATACAATTTAGCCCCGGGATCTCTGCAGGCCCTTGAGCAACCCGGACAGGTAATGCAACTCCTAGCGGGGAAAACCACGGCTAGTTCTCTGTTTTATGGCGACATTGCTTCAGGTCAAATAAAAACCCGGGTGCAAGCCCCAGACCAAGTTACGGAGATTAGCGCAGCGGATGGTCAGCGGATTTTCCGTGATGCATTTTTCAGTGCAAGCTATCCAGGTGGGACGGCGCGTAGTGTCATCCTGACGGACGTACTAGCGGCCGGTAACTTGGTCAGGGGGTTTATCGACCCAGCTATCCCTGACAGGGTCTACGCAACAGAGACTGCGTTCTGTGCCCCCGTCAGAGACATTTTGACGGAATTGTACGCTCCAGACGGCGCAATATGGAGTATCCAGGAAAACCGGCTAACCGTGCTAGCGCTCGGAGGCTCGCTCCCCGGTAACGCGGCTCTAATATCGGCCGCTACGGGCATGATAGGGAGCCCCGAAAGGACGGACAAGGGGATCTCGGTTAGTTATATTTTAGTCCCCGAAATCGGCCCTGGTAGCCTGATACAGCTACGATCCCGGACCGTAACCGGCAATTTTCGCGTGAGCAAGATCGTACACACTGGTAATTCGTGGGGAACGGTTTGGGAGTCGAAAATATCGGGGGTCCCTGTATGAGTGACGCAACGCAAATCGAGCCCACGTTAGAGGATCTGCTGAGGATCATTATCGACGGAGAAACCAGTAATCACCTGGGCCCGGTACCGGCTACCGTAACGGCCTACGATAGCGCGAAACAGGTTTGCGACGCGAAACCCTTAGTCATGGTAGCGATCAACGGGGAGCTACGGAGGCTACCCATCGCACGCGGAGTACAAGTCAGGTGGCCATCGGGAGCTAACTGGTCTTTGGTAGCCCCGATGACCATGGGGGATATCGTATGGCTGCGACCATCGGGGGCGGATATATCGCACTGGAAGCAATCCGGCGCTGACAACGCTACGGAGGCCACTACTCGCCGCTACAGCCTATCGGACGTGGTTGCGGAGCCGGGTACCCGCCCCCTATCTAACGCGCTGCCAGCTACCGCGTACAGCACTACCGCGGTAGTGCTAGCGGCAGCGGAGATACGACTTGGGGACTCGGAGGCTGCCGACCTAGTCGCACTATCAAAATTGGTAGAAAGCGAGTTAGCTACATTAGCCGCAGCAATTAACGGGCATAATCACACACATCCTAACGGTCCCACCACTGGTCTAGTGCCGGGATCGGGGGTTACCACCCCCTACGACCCATCTGTTGCTTGCACCAAAGTAAAGGCAAAATAAATGGATATAGCACTTAACTCCACCGGTGACGATATGGCCTATGAGGCTGGTAGCCTATCCACGGTGACAGAGATAGACGAGATCAAACAATCACTGTTAATCGCGTTACGCACGGGTTTGGGGGAGTGGATGTTTGACACATCCGCGGGAGTGGCCTATCGAGGTATTGTCCGCACTAGCGCGCCAAAGTGGCCAGCGGTAGAAGCTGAAATTAGACGAGTGTGCGGGGGGGTAGACGGAGTTACGAAAATAACGTCAGTGAGATTCGATCATAACCGAGCTACCAGGTCACTGACAATCTATGTTGACGTACGTACGATATACGGGGATACCGCGGTAGCAGTATCGGCCTAGCGGTTAACCAGGGGGGACCATGGCCAGTAATCCAACATTTGATTCCACGGGTTTAGACATCCTGCGTACGGCAGATGTGCGGCAGAATATGCGAGATGGGATCCAGGGATCCAGCGAGTTCGGTCCACAGGCTGAGATAGAGTCGGACAAGCTACTAGGTCAACTAATCGACGTTCCGGCCGAACGCATTGGCGTGCTATATGAGTTACTCCAGTCTTTGTACGATAGCTGGGACCTTGACAACGCCGAGGGCATTCACCTGGAAAATCTATGTAAGTTAGTTGGCGTTTATCGTCAGGATGCTACCTACTCCACCGTTACTTTGACGCTGGGTGGTACCGCTGGCACTACCATTGACGCTGGTAAACGCGCCAAGGTGCCCGACTCTACTGTCTTCGCACTCGACGACGACGCGACAATAGGTGTAGGGGGAACGGTGGACGCAACCGCTACCGCCACCGAAGCAGGCCCGCAAGAGGCCAGTGCGGGAAGTGTCACTGAGATAGTGGACGCAGTTAGTGGCTGGTCTAGCGTGACTAACGCAGCGGATGCCACCGTGGGCGAGGCCGAGGAAACAGACGCAGCCCTTAGACGACGACGACAAGAGTCTTTATCCGCCGGGGGCACGGGCACAGATGTTGCCCTACAAGCGGCCCTGGAACGATTAGACGATATTACCGCGGCTGTTGTGATTTCCAATCGTAGCTTAGCCACCTCCACCGAAGACGAATTAGGCGCAGAGATCCCCGGCAAGCGCTACATGGCTGTCATCTGGCCAAGCACTGGGATAGACACCGATAGAGTAGTGGAAACAATTTGGTCGCACGAATCCACGGGATCGGCCTCCTATGGATCTGAGAGCGCCACTATCACAGATGGTCAAGGCTTCGAGCGATATATCTACTACGAATATGCCTCATCGGTAGACATCTATTGGGATATCACGGTAACCACCAATAGCGAGTACCCAACAAATGGCGATGACTTAGTAGAATCGGCTACGCTGACGTACGGATCTAGTCTATCGGTAGGAGATGACGTGTTACCGCTAGGGGCAATGGATAGTATATATGACAGTGTACCTGGTATTACTCACTTAGTGGTAGAGGTGGGAACGTCACCTGCCCCGTCAGGCACAGTCCCTGTTACGATTTCGCCGGTAGAAATATCGGACCATGATTCTGCCAGGGTAACGGTAACGAGTTAATGTCTACACCGACGAAAATCACAGATCACTCCGCTGCCGCGCTGGGTAACTTACTGTCTCAGTTTCGGGATGCGTCGCGGCTACGTCGTTATATCAGTGTAGTAGTAGACGAAATCCAGCGCGTGGAAAACGTCAGTTACGACGTGTTAGTCAAGCGGCTGCTAAATGACGCAGAAGGGGTTGTATTAGACGTTATTGGTAAAATAGTAGGCTGGCCAAGGCTTCACCTGACCGATGACCTGTACAGAAAAATGATCCTAGTCGCTGTACAAATCTACCAGTCGGACGCGCTAGCTCATGAGGCGGCTCATGTAGTAGCGCAGATGGTAGGATCGGCTGTGCACTACGTGGCCTACACGGCTCACTATGGGCTGGAATGGAGTGTGTCTGTGGACTCTTCTACCGCCTGGTTACAGGTGATCAATAGCATCATGCCACGGATCACAGCCAAGGGAGTTAGCTGGGAATTGATCGAGGGGGGCGAATCCGCTTTTACTCTGGACACTGACGGCCTCGGGTTAGATGACGGAGAATTAACCCGCAGAGTCGATACCCTATAAGGGGAGATTATAACAATGGCAGAGAGAGTCTACAGTAAGCCAACGGACGCGGACAAAATCCGTTGGCGCACCGATGATGAGGGGAACACGGTAACCGAGCCGAACGCGACCAAGCGAGCCGATGGGTGGGCATACCGGGCTACGGTCCCCCATGGCGAGCTGAACTGGGTTTGGCAATTGCAGGGTGATTACATCCATTGGCTGGGATCTACCCATATTCGCGAATTTAGCGACCTACATAGCGCGATCGAAAACACGTCTTACCGCGATCGATTTACCGTCTACAGCCCGTCCAGTGGTATGCCGACCCGGTGGGCACAGGACTGGATTACCGAGGGCGGAGCCGGAGCCTCTACCATTTTGTACGTGTGCTCGGACGGTCAGTGGATTTACCAAGCGCAGGGGAACACGGCCTACAAAGCCTCCCCGGTAGACGGCGCCGATCAAGGCGAGACCAAAGCGATGAGTGGCGATATCACTCACCTGCAAGCGGACGGTACCTGGCTATACGTTACCTCGGCTACCTCTAACGGAGTGTATTACTGCGACCCGGCCGACATCTTCTCATGCAGTTATATCGCAGATAAATCAGAACCCGCGCGGTACGCCCAGGGCAATGGATCGTACATGGTATGCGGTTGGGCTACGTCGACATTTTATCTCACCGTACACGAAGACATGGCTAGCAGTCCTAGTGCAGCGGGATCGTACAATCATGGTGGCATTATCAATGACCTGGCAATCTCCGATGATTGCGTGTACCTGGTAGGTGCCGATGGTACTGGTAACTACGATATCCGGAGTATTGATCTGGGCACGCAGTCACCCCTATGGTCAGTAGATCACACTTGGATCGGGGGCACCAAGTCTCTTAACGTCTGCGCGACGGACGGTCGGAGGCTCTACGTAGGCCACAACGATCATGAAATATCCGGCACACATTGGGCGCAGATCACAGCCTATAACGGATATACCGGGCAATGGCTATGGGACGCAAGGCCATTTTCGAGTGGCAATAACGCTGAGACTATTACTTGTGACGATAAATATGTTTACCTTGGCGACGACAACGAAAATCTAGCGGTCATTGACAAACGCAATGGCGATATCATAACGGCATGGAATGGTACAGTGCCGTATTGTGCTGACGGTATCGGCCTCTATGGCACTAACGCATCGGATGATCTCGTTAGGTACCATATTGGCGGACCTAACATGGTTTTCATGCGAGCGGATCCGACAGATCCCACGCGTAGACCGAACCATTATTTAGCCGTGCCGATCACGGACCACGGATTTTAATTGACACAGAAACGGCTGCTAGAGCGTTTCTAGCGGTTTTTCAGGGGGACAAAAAATGACTAGACGCATCGAAACCATGTATCGGCTCGCTCCACTGTCCACGACCGACGGAACGGTAAATGGAACGCGGGGGGAATACGCTATTAGTGCGACTAACAGTTTACCTACTGATGCTAGTGACGCGCATTTCGCCGTGGCCGATGGATCCTATGCTCCGCCTCGGTATTTGACGGTCAAAGGCCGATTAACTGGTGATGGATCGGCAGATCAAAGCGTGGAAGCGTACATCTGTTTGTGGGACCCGGATGTCTCCGAGTGGTATCTACAGGACACGTGTACTATTTACGCCGACAATGTGGTTACCGCTGTGGGACCCGGGGCCGGTAACGTGTACAAGCTGGACCTGGACGATGGAGCCCAACTGGCCTATGTCCACGTGCCCACGCTACCCGATGATACCGAGCTAAACGTCGTAATTAGGGGGGGAATGTAAGATGGGTAGACGCAGAAGTATCAGCCGTAGGAGCCGCAAGGCAATGATCGGGGGAGCTAGTCTAATCCTGGCCGGGGTGGCTGCCATGTTAATCGCTCAGGTTGGGGGGCCCGAGGATAAAATCACCCCTACCGTACGCCTAACGCTGTTTAAGCTTATCGCTGACAAAGACTTCGGTCGTTTGCCTCCGTGGAGTACCTGGACGGCATCGGGGGATCACTGTTGGCAGTTCGGTGCGAGCGGTAATGTCACCGATGACTGTGGGGACTGGGACCTGACGGCCTCGGGTTCCCCCCGGACTGGGATTGTGACCGGCATACCCGTGGAGGACTCCACCGGTTGGGTAGACTGGACATCGACGGAGGGGGTGAGTTTTGACGCCGACGCTGATTACTATTCTGTGTCGTCGGTCGCACATGACTCGACGCAGGTTTTATCTGTGACGTACGTCTCGAAAATGGCGGATGGTGATCGCACAATCTACAAATTAGGTGGTGATGTCGGCTACCAGATTCGGGATGACTCCGGGTATATCAATTTCAAGATTGACGATGGCACGGCAACTGCTGATGCAACGTGGCCCAGTCAGGGATTCACCCATCCTAATTGCTGTACCGTGGTCGCTGACAGCCGCAGTGCGGATGCGGCGAAGCTGTATTGCAATGGCGCAGAAATATCACCGACAAACAGTGATTTATCCAGTGTTACAGGCGACTGGGCAGATTATACAAATAATTTGTCTGTTGGAACTTCTGTGTCGCACGGCCAAGTCATATCACGTCTCGCAATTAACCATTCCGTACTTACTCTTGCCGATCACCGCGAGCTTTGCGGCTCCTATGGCGCCCCCGTCCGTACCGATCATAAAGCCTACGCCGATATTTCCTGGACGCAGACGGGTGGATCGCGCTGCTTCCAGACGGCTCCGCACCGGGCTACGTGCTTCCCGGGAGGTACTCCGGCGTACGTCTACAGCGAGAGCCTCGACGCAAGCGGCTACTCGGGGTATGGGTGGGTAGTGGAACCTGGCCGGACGAATAGAGTTCGGTATTCCACCGCGATTGACTGTACAAATTGGGTTTGTAATGACAGCGGAACACTATCGGTAACCACCGGTCAAGTCGCGCCGGATGGCAGTGCAACGGCTACGCTGGCAACGCTTGGCGCATTAGCTACAGATGAACTATTGCTCCCTATACATGCCGCATACTCTACAAACGCGTTGCTATATCCGCGCGTGTGGGTTAAATGTTCATCCGGGGACCTTGCGATACGTCACTGGGGCTCGGTCGGTTGGTGGAATGTAGATTGCTCTGCTGTTGGTGGTTCGTGGACAATGATCGGACCAGAGAATATTGGTGGTATAGTCGAAGAGGACTCTGCATGGTATTCGGACGAAGATGGCAATGCTGGGATGCGGTTTTTCGCAGAATCCGGCACGGTCACCGCTTCCGTCTGGGCCCCCACCTTAACAGAGGTTGACGGCCTATCAGTCATCCCGACAGGAGCCTCCGCTGTTTCTACCGGGGGGATCGATTGGCAATTCGATAACACCGGAGAGCAGTTTTTAAGCCTGAAAATGGGCCGCATGACCTGGGTAGGGGATCTGCCGATCGGCCTCCTGGACAGCGTCCACTTCGGCGAGTGGCCCGAACACTACTGGCAGGGGCTCGATGAAGTGATCATGCGGGATGAATCAAATGTATTGCAAAGCATTTGCACAACCGGGTTAGGGGCAGCCGGCGCGGGTAAGTGGTCGTCATGGTGGGACTCACTCGCTGGTCATGCTGGGCTAGACGTAAACGGCAGCGCGGTCACCTGCGGCACTACCCCAAGCGGGTCATGGCAGACGGGCGCAGTGCCCAGCTATCACCTGTCGCGGACGGCTAACCCCCACACCGCAATTCATCACAGCCTCAAAATCGAGGATCGCCCATGACGCGCTACATCACTCTAGCTGCGGCTCTAGCAGCGCTATTCGTTGTTTTCGGTTACTCCTACGCATTTGCGCCAACCCAGCGCGCAGGCTCCCGGATGATAGTGGTAGAGCACAGCCGGTGGATCGCGCGGTGTGAGGCTCTACCAGTTGATGCCGTTAGCGACATTGAAATTGAATCTGTCAGAACCGGCCAGGGACGCATTACAGCCGTTTTGACCAAGGGGCGCTACCTGGGCTACCTGACAGCCGATCGGCTCGGGGTGTACCTCGGGATACCGGTGTATTCCGTGATAGGGCCTACCGTGCTAAGGGATAGGATGGCCTCAGACCCCGCATGTCCGCAGGTCAAGACCTATCAAGACCTGGCCACATTAGGTCCGGTGGCAAGGGACTGGATAGCCGAGCGGTCCACGTGCTGCGGGGAGGCCACTGTCAACGGCCGCACCTATCACGCTTGGCCTTGTCGCTGGTCTATCGACCGGCCCGCAGAGATCACCGTTACCCGCATCGACGGCATCGGGCCGGGGGTAGTTGGTTCCCGGGGAGCTTGTGTCGATTATCGCCAAAACAGGCCCTAGCAGCGTTCTAGCGGCAAATTAAAACGAAATCAGAGGAATTAAATGAGTTACAAAGACGAAAACAAAAACCTGATACCAGACAAGGCGGATAAGTGGGTAGCGGCTGCGGTTGTGCTGGTCAACGCGGTATTGATCGGTGTAGCCCAGGCAATCGACCCAACCCCGAAATGGGTAACAGTGGCCCTGGGCATCCTGGTCATGCTGGCTAGCTCGTTCAAATTCGGGTTTTTGTCGATGCCGAATTTGAACGTAAAACCTCCCAAGGAGACCCATGATGACGGCTGACCAATGGATTCAAGTAGTAGCTATTCTTCTGCCGATAACGGTGCTAGTCGTCGGATCCCACCTGCGTACGGCCTCCCGGATTGCGGTGATCGAAACGCGCCTAGATGAGCAGGACAAACGCAGAACAACAGCAGGACAGCATGCGGATGATAGGGTAGCACTCGCCATGATACGCCACTGTCAGACGCAGCAAGAACGGTGCCCAGCGTACCGGGACTGGGAGCGCTGGGCAGAGGACAGTAGTGTCAGGGTGGTAGCGGACAAACCATGAATTGTCCCTACCATAAGCGCCATAAATGCCCAACGGTAGCGATCCTAGTCCGTAGGCTGGAAATCCTGGGGTTGCCCCCGTGGCGAGCCTGGGCTGACCAGCGCGCTAGAGACACTGCCGACCGGATTAAAGAGCTGGAAACAGAGAACGAGACACTGCCGACCGGATTACTTGACTCTGAAAATCAGGGGTGAGAAAAACACCCTACGTCGTTTTTTCTAACCCGGGAAAAATGACCGTGAGCCTCCCTGCAATTGTGCGAGGGAGGCTTTTTTAGTCTGGGCTGGCCGAAAATCACCCTGAGTTTTTCCTAGCCAGCTCTACCCAATCCTCTACCCGCATTACGGCCACTGTGCGGCCCCCTGACCGATGGCAGATGGCCACCGGGGGCCGAGGGTCCCACGCTTCGGAGCTATCCTCTATGGCTTGTTCTAGGGCCGCCAGTAACCGTGGGGCCTTCCCTTCCTTTACCTCGACCCAATAAGGCGTACCGTCAACGTCTAGCCTCTGGAAAAACTGCCCGTAGCAGCCTGACGATCCGCCTTTCCCCTCGCTTGCCTTTTTCTCGTGATTCTTTACCCATACCATAGGATTTACAGCGCTGGTATGGGAGCCTCCGAAAACCCCTTTCTATTCGGGGAGCTGGCAGCCTACGTCGAAAACGTTGACCCCACGTTGACCCAGAAAAATGCCAGCTCTAAAAACCCTTGACTGCAAAGGGGAAATCGGGCTATCTTATATCCCACACGAGCCGGTCCGGCGCCCGACCCCCCACCCGCATCCGTCCCTCGTGGA